GACCTACTGGAACCAACGGTGCAACGACAGGATTAGGAAAACACTGTATAATTGGAGTAATATCTCCGCCTGCAACTTGCCCGTAAGAAGTAAACTCTCCAGTTAGATAAGCCGGATTTGATGTGTATGCTCCCGAAGGTACTGGAACCACCTCTTTACCATCTTTTATGTTGATTGGCCAAGCGGGTAATGTGTACTCAGTTCCTGGTGTGCAAGAAGGAATACCAGCACCTGGTCCAGCACTGGGCAGAGTACCGTTGGTTGTCAATTGTCTCAATTCAGTTGGTGAAAGTTGGTCTGGAATATCATTATCCAACTCGATTCCTGCATCTTGTAATCTGGCCTGATTACGCTCTTGTCTCATCATGCCAACTGCACTTTGGCCGCCCACTGTATCTAAATTAGTGATCATTTCCATTGTTTGCGATGCCATATGTGGCGCAGTGCTTGCCGAAAACGACGGCATAGAATCTACAAATGTCTGAATCATCATGGGATACGGATTTTGAAAATTATCCTTGGGAATCGGAACGGGAGTAATTGCCATAGTGCGTGATCGCTGTTCAATCATCAACTGAGAACCCATGTTATACCAATACATAGAAAGATGAACTGCGGCATCAGCATTGTTTAATTGAATTTGTGAAATTTCTGCGTTGGCTTGATCGATATACGCTTGAACCACCGGATTCAATGGTTGCTGCCAAGCCAAAGTTCCTGAAGGTTGATTCGATCCACCAGCAGCGATATCTCCTGTTATTGAAACTGGCAATGTGTTGATGGGCGGGGTTTCTATAGTCACGGTTGGAATCGAAGTAGAATCAGTGCCAACATTGGTTAAATTAATATATTGAACTCTGCCGAAAGTTCCTGCACCATTGGAACCAGCATCTTGATCGTTTCTGCCAACTACACCAACACCAGTTCCGCCGTTTGAAAGAGTTACCACAGGATCCGGAGATGTGCCTCTGCCGTATCCACCACCTGGATTGGTGACAGTAACACCAGTCACCATATAATATGTGGTAGGTCCCACCATGTAGGAGGTATACGAAACACTGACTGTGGCTGCTTCCCAAGTGACAGCCAAGAATAACTGTTGATAAATGTTGTACAGTTTTCCTGTCTCGACATCATTAATGCGTTTTTTGATTAGTTTCCAAGGATAAGGTAATCCTGACATACATCCAAACATATCAGAGTATGTATATCCGCCACGAGGTCCTGATCCCAGAGCAAGTTTGGTATTAGCAGCATCTAGTAAGTCTTGATTAGTAGGCAAACTAGTTCCACTCACTTGATCAAGACCTTGCATGGATTCCATGCCCTTGACTGCCTTAGAAAACTTTTTAAAATCCACTTGTGCAATATTACGAATTTGACGCATGGTGAAAGAAAATGCACCAGCCGGAATGGCCAGATTATTAGGCAGAATGCCGTTTAGATATGATCCAAATCCTGTGGCCAATTCTCTGTAGTTGTCAGGACTTCTGCTGGCATCATATACTGGCGGTGCACCACTTGGAATTTGAATCCCTACATAATCATTCATCTCAGGTGTAGTAAGTGCGCTGTTGACTCCACCATTGTCATATAATAGATAATATGTCTTACTGTTGGTGGGTAGTCCTAATGTGCCATTATACATAGGAACAGTTATTGTGCTGTAACTGTTTGGAAATAACTTTCTAACATCTAACAAATCAGCCAGAGTTGAGAACCCTTGCGTGTTGCATTGTAGTGGTGCTAATATATTGGCTAGATTTTCTCCCATAATAAGAAGATACGCATTGTATATTTTTAGTTCTTGTTCTGGTGTTACGAAAGGAATAACACCACTTGTTAATTGTGCAATTTCTCCAGTAGTTAACCCAGTTGATAACAGAGCCAAAGTTAAATCTTGATTAATTGCATAACTTGCACCCAAGGTGGCTAATAGTACTGATGGCAGTCCAAAAGCATCGATTCTTCTGAGATTGATGATATTGCCCAGATTGATTAAATCGTCACCAAAGTCTTTGCTGGATAAACTTACACCCGCCACATCAGCACTGACCATATCATTCATGTTGCTGTAAGTGCCGTCCATGAATGTCTGTGAATTACTTACTGTTACTACTGCTTGATTGGTACTGTTGATCCACGACCCAGCCGTCATGAAGGATGAGCAGAATTCTTTGTACTCTGGAGTACTTTGTGTTACTGCGGTTCCATTCCAATTAAATTCGTTCCAACCTTGTAGCGCATGTAATCTAAGATATCCCCATTGAGTGACTGATGAATTGGGATTGGTAGTATCATACGGTAACCAAGATGCTGCTTGACCTTGATCAGTATCTCCGGAAATAGAATAACCAGTTGTTGCTGGATATCCCGCCGACTGCCAAACACCGGCTGGGTCATGCATAGCGTAACTGGGTGGTTTGGAATTGCCCAAAGCAGGCAATGTTCCTGAACCTATAGAAATAAGATTGTCATAGGTATCGTCGGTTAATGTTGTATTACTGTTGGCAGGACCGCGATTCCATCCGTCGTTGATTGCCCAAGTAAGCAAACGCAAAGATGTTTCATTGATGATGGTACCAAAAGAATATTGATCATTGGTTTTACTAGAACCTATCTGAGCAGCAGTGACGGGGTTAATAGCGAGTCCAGTATCGGTCAAATATGACCCTAATACATTAACTCCCAGTGGACTTTGTTTGCCTGAATTCGACATAAATTTTTACGGACAGAAAATATCCGGACTTCCTTCTGAAATAGAATCTCCACATGTGTTACCAGAACCAACTCTTAACACAGCCACACCGTCAGCAAATACAGTAGGACTTCCTTCGGTTGTTTTTGCTGACTTGTGTGGTGGATGTGGCTTGCCGTACGGTGAATGCGGTGTAATATCACTCACATGCAAACCAACGGCAATACCATTAGCGAACACCGTTGGGGCTCCTCTAACGATCTTGCCGCCCTTTGCATTTGCATCACCTTTACGACTAAGTTTAGCCACATTGTTTACCCTAAAATGATCTTCTTTTCTGCTGGCAACTTGATACCAGTTGTGGCTTCAATGTATTTCGCCCTAATCGTGGCTTCAGTTGGAGCCATGATTGTGATACCAGTACTATTTATTCTGGCTTCACTCTTGGGATCCGCGGTATACAAAGAAGTTACGAGTCCAAAACCTTGTGGTCCTGGCGCAACCGATAGTGGTGATTGAATCACGACAACTTCGTTGTCTTCTACACGAAGGACCTTGGTAACAAGTTCTTCGCCTGAAGTCAGTTTTATTGAATAGATTTCATTGTTTGTTAAATTCACGATATTTTCCTTTATGCTACTTTTAAAAATTTCTCTTTTAACTCTTTAAATCCGCCCACATATTCACCATCGATGAAAATCTGAGGAATAGTACTTGCACCAGGCACTGCTTCAAGCAGTTGCTCTCTGGTATATCCTTCACCCAGTTTGCGTTCTTCAAATTCGATACCCTTCATATTGAGTAGGTTCTTTGCTTGAACACAAAATGAACAGTTTTCCTTACTCCAAATAATTGCCTTCATTCTATTCTCCATATTAGATATTGGGTAGTTCGTCGTAATTAAGTTCGTTTGTCATAACACCAAGGACATAGTTAGTGCTTTCTGATTCTTGTAGAGCCGTCTGCTTGTTGGCAGTGTTGGTGTGTTTATTAAACCAAGGAATCGGAGTAGTCTTGGGTGCAGGTGTATTGTATTTAACTCCAATTTCCTTCAGCGCAGATAAAGCAGTAAAGTCAACGAAATCCTTTAAGATTGCTGAATTAAGCCCGATTACTGGACCCTTGTTGAATAGATAATCTGCCCATTCCTTTTCTTCACGAATTACATCGAGGTACATCTTATATACTTCGCCCTCGCATGATAATTTTGCTCTGGCAAAGCGTGGATCTTCCTTGACAACTTGATTGATTAGCCAAGCGGTCCATTCTTTATGAAGTAATTCATCTTGAAGGATCAAACTGATAACATTGCCATTGCCAATAAAAATCTTGTTCTCTACCATGGCAAGTGAGGTGGCAAAAGACACCATAAATCTAAATGCTTCAAGAGCATAACTTGCATTAAGTGCAAGCCAAATTGCTTTGATGTGTTCTTCTTCTGTGACTGTAATTCCTACTTCTTTTTTGCAATTTAACACATGCAGATCATCATAATACTGCCCCACGCTGGAAGCCATATTAACGATTTCTTTATTGTCGTGAATAGTATTAAAAATATCTTTCGGTACATTATAAATGTTTCGAATGATATGACTGTACGACTTACTGTGGATATTTGTTTCAAACATCGACCACAGCAACACCAACGACTCTAATTCAGGCAGTGACACCACTGGATTAAACACCTGAACAGGTGCTCGACCTTGCAAACTATCTAATGCAGTTTGTCTTAACAAATTACTTGTAAAGATATGTTTAACGGCAGGACTTGCTTCTTTGAAATCACTGGAATCTTTGGTCAAAGAAATTTCTTCCGGAATCCAAAAGAACCCGCGCTGTTGCTGTTCAAACTTGGCAATCTTGGGATACTTGACTTCCTCAAACCTTTGAACGGTCACTGGGCCTGCTGGGTCCAAAAACATTGTTCTTGTTAGATAATTGGTGTGCTTTGAAAGGTCGTATTGTGCTTTACTCATTTATAATTTCCCCAACTACTGCCCTTTTGTCCGGGCTCATTACTATTAGTACACTCTAAATTATGATCAGTTGCTTTCGGACATCTTTTATTTCCGCATACGGAACATAATATCATACGAGTAGCAAGGATAGGCCAGCCGTGTTCGTTAAGTTTGCCCTTTAAACAAGTTTCACACTTCATACGATTCATACTGCTTCCTTTAATTCTTTCCATTCTAAATCTTCTGTAGGAATCCAACCGTTTCTAAAATACTTTACTAAGTTCATAAACGGCCCTACTTCTTTACCGTCATTCTTCCAATCATACTTCTTATTCATACACAATCCAAACAACTTACAGTATGATGGTTTTTCATTTGCTAACCATATTTCATAAATCTCATCTGCCCTTGCCCAGATACCTTTAGTAATATCTGTTGCCCTTGGATGTTTCCACGGTTTAACGCCTGCACACGGATTATTGCTTTTCATTCTCTCAGACATCGATTTTATTGTTTTATCTGAAAAATTTACTTTATTCTTATAACCTGTTATTCCTTTATTCCATATACCATTTAATGTAGATGGATTATTCGGACCTTTCATATATTCACTAAATCTTTTTCGGAGCCATCCGTACATTTTATTACCTTGGCGTTTCGGTCCTACTCCACTTGCTGTCATAAACATTGCGGCTCTTATCAATCCTATTTCATTGGGATATATATGGACTAACAACTGATGACACACATAATGTTCTTCTGCTGTTAGATCAACTAAATTATCTAACTCATCAGTGCCGCCCATACATCTCGGAATAATATGATGACTTTCAGTGTATCCTTCAAGTATTCTGTTCTTTCCTCGTTCAACGATACTGTTATATATTTTTTGATAATCCATATAAGTCTCCTATAAGTTTATTTATCACAACTTACAAGAAACTTATAATTTGCAAGTCAAAGTTTGCAGGCAATACAATCCTCTTCGTTATCAAATTCAATTGCTTCCAGCATCGCGGGAGCATCTTCTGCCACTTCTTTGGATCCCTTTTTGGAAATCAAAGAGTAGTAAAAAGTCTTTAATCCAT